CGGTATCCATCTTGGTCTGCTTGCCTATGTTTGCAACGTCGATTGCTCCCTCCAATCTGAGCGAAGTTGAACTGGCATTGGTCGGTCCTCACTGGTCTCGTATTTGCACAACTCTCCTGGTGGTCCTTGATCTTCACGGGTACATGTACTGTTGACACATCTGCTAAACTGGCCTCAGTCGATGACAATCCATTGAACGCTGCAATTTCACGATATACTCCCTCGATGGCTGGTGACAATGACTCGAAATGTGATGGACAAGAACTGCCTAGACATACATCAGAAGCAATACTGGTACAGCTATCAAAAGCTGGTCTCCTGCGTTGTAACAAGTCCAATTCAGTAGTGCCCATCGCAGTGGAATCACACCCTGTCACGGTCTTCACTATTGAGGCTGTGGAAACTGCTGTGCTTGAAGCTGCATCTGTAGGCAAACGCAACATGTGAACTTGTCGGTAACGTATGGCTGCTCTAGTCATGACTACATGGGCTTCTTCGAATCTTAGGCTCTTGTAAGTCAAAGGCGCGAAAGCTGCAAGATTGGTGATGCGACCATCGTCGTCCATCTCAATAACCAATTCTTTGCCAATCTTCTGCCTAACAAACAAAGTCTTCACGAAATGCATTGCTGCTGACAAGAAAGATGCCCTTGATTCTTCAGGTACCACCCATGTGTGCTCCATGACACGACAATCCAACGGACCAGCTATGACGTCTACAGTAGGAATGACTCGGATATCTTGGCCTTCGCTGATGATGTCGTACCAACGATCTCGGTACTTGCCGGAGAATTGCTTATACAGCACTGCTGCTAATCTACCAGTGGTGTTGTACTTCACTTTTCCCCAGAAGGAATCGTAATGCTTACTGGGCTGACCTGCTAACGGCTCGTGGGCTAGTATTTCAATGACGGCTTCAACAGCATAATCCATAGTCTCCAAAGGTATCATCAGCTCTTCGATCTTGATCAATTGCCTCAACTTGGCATGCAGGTTCTTTGATTCCACCTTCCCCATAGACTTTCCGTAACTGACCAGTTTCCTCCAGATGTCCAGTTGAATAGGTTCAACGTGCCGCATCCTCCGATGTGTCTTTGGGACACTGAAGAAAGGCTTGGCCGTGCTTATACAGAACCTATTGGATTCCACCGGATATCGGGATATGACTTGTACGTGACTGTTCAACTCACTGTCCACCACACTGCAGTGTAGCTTAAGCTTGCGATCAACCGTCTGTATTGTCCTGGCTAACAGTAAACTGGGATCAGCCGGCTGTTCGTAGTGATGTCCTGTATGACCCTCTGGAACGTAGATCAATCTGCCACCTTCAACGGTATACGTGTAAAGTGTCGGCTCTGGGCTATGCGAAGCGAAAAGACTTGCCACTGGGTAGACATGTGTGACTATCAAAGTGTCGAGCTCCGGGTTGTTTTGGAACACCCCCAGTATTTCCCGAGGGGTAAGATAATGACCATTGTCATGCCATAAGGCGTAAGGGGTTGTGATCTTGCTCAAAGTCCAAACATTCGGGGCTAAACAATCGTCAGTGTACCTAGACATGTCCTTGACGTCTACTATGCAGTTCTCTCGCTGAAGTGGGAATGCTACTCCTTCTTCCAACATCTCGTAATTGGCCTTGCCCATAAACGACACTGTACATGGCCCCTGGATCAACTTGGGGAATACAATGTATAATTGTCTGCGTCGTAAATAGGCATGAATCGGATGTCGGTGAGTCAATGGTGAACTAGTAGAGAAAGGGATTCCATACTCTTCAGCGAGGAGCCTGTTTTTCTCTGGGATTTGCCACGGGCACAATTTGTTGATTGTCCCAAAAGCGGTCCTAGCTGCGTCCATGACGAGATTTTCCACGGCTCCACGGTTGTCGGGTAACACCAAGCTTTGCTTCATTTCATCGGCTCCTGTCAGTCCTACCAATCTTGTTCTCTCTGCCTGCCCTGCCTTGAGTGAGTGCACAAAGGTGTGCACATCCAACCCTTCTTTTGACCTAGCGTACCAAGGAACAACATCCTTGATGTGAAAATCACCGTCAGATGCAACCTCCATCTCTATAGACACATCCCCAAACGATTGATAATCTGCTGCTTCTCCTGGAACTGGACCTATAAACTCCAACACATCCTTCACCGTTTTCCTCCGTTCCTGTGTTCTTGCTCGTTGCCAATACGGTAACTTTTGCCAGCACCAACCTTCACCTGAGACATACATATCTGCTTCCAAGTCCGACTCTTCTGCCACCACCGGCAGATAGGATTGAGTGAGACCATATAGGTCATCTAACTCTGCTTTTGTCCTTGTCGATCCCAATCGGCGTCCTTCGAGACTCTTGATGTCTCCCTGCCAATTTCTTTGTCTCGTCGGCTGCTGCTTACAATGGAATGTGCCGTCTGATTGCTCTACCAAAGCTCTGTCAAACATCTTCAGAAACCAGTGTGAGGGTGCGTCACGCAGGAAGAAGCTCGTTTCCGGGCTCTTTCCATAGATGACTCGAGCTTGCGCCCGATACCTTTTATGTAACATGTAAAGGTAGCATTCGTCCTCACCAACTTGACCTGGTCGTCTGTGCTTTCTCCGTCCTTGATCAATAACATCGCCGACAGGAACTCGTTTCCGAGAACCTGTTTCTTCTCCATGTGCATTGTCACAAACCACAACTGGTTTGAGCGCTACTCGGATACCCTCATTAGAGGGGCCTTCACCAAGCACTGGGGGGTCTTCTGTTACTACGTGACCTTGCGGTCGGGTGGATATGCTTAATCGCCCTTGATCAATATACTCGCCGCATGCATTAACTGCATGTTCTTCTCCATGTGAATTGTCAACCACGGAACTCCGTGGCAGCGCTACTCGGATACCCCGTTTCCGGGGGCCTTCGCCAATCACTGGGGGGTCATTGTATACTACGTGCTCCACAACGGTGGAGCGGGTGAAACAAGACAAACATTCGCCGGCACGGGCGAACACTTTCTGATGAGATCTGCAGATTCGGCATTCAGAACATGAATTGCACAAATCTTTGTCTCGTCGACTGATCGGTTGAACTTTGAAACAACCTCTGCAACGTCGAGCTGAATCCCAATTCGCCAATAAGGTGTGGATTAAGAAGAACTGGAAGGCATTCTTCCTGATATTGTATCTTCTTATTCTCCAACGCCTAACGGCTATTTTGAGAATCAGCACTTTTCTCGGGGACCCAAAGTAGTTCAATAGAACTACAATGGGATCTGGGGGGGTAGGTAGGAAATCATCGTCTTCATAATCTGGCTCTTCTGCTTCTTCTGCGCGACGCTCCATCTCTATTCTACTATTTCCACAAACCACACATTGGATTGTAACTGATGTGGAAAAAGTAACACCTGGGTAAGAATTAATCCTCGATACCAACTCACGTCCATCCGTCCAAGACCCGTTCAAAACTGAGACCGAATACTTAACACCATCCACATGCATGATTGCATGGCCACCAATACAATGAGTATTATGATCCAGATCAAGAACTGGAGTCAATGATAATTTACTAATCATGACTCCACGATGCTTGACCGGCTCAAAGTTGAAAGCCGGACCAAACTGGTCCGAATTCAACAACTTCTCGTTGGTTATTGTTCCTGGCTGTGCATTTGACCAAACTCTTTTACCGTTCACACGCTCCCACTTGTAGGGAGTGAACATCCGACGTAAATCGGATTTCGTGTGATAATGAGCATACTGCTCTCGGTTTGCATTCATGGTCACATACTTGCGGGCGATGAACTCTGTATAAGTCTCATCTCTCAACGCGATCCAGTCGTCACGACTGGGTTGATACGATCGCATAGCGAAAGGGAATCCCTCACAGAACTTGAGGGTAGTTATACT